CTCAATTCATGTGAGGTATCGTTGAGAAATCGAACTCCTCTCTAAATACCTGCGTCGGATCAACCGCGTAATCAGAATCATCATATCTTTGGTGTTGCCAGAGCTCTTGTATTTCCGGAAAGGCCATAAATTGAGCAGATGTCATTCCGAGCTTCTTTATCCACTTTGTCTGAACCCGGGCCCCTACCATCTCAGACTCCAACATCCTCTTTACGTCACTATCTTGCAGGCCAAAGATCAATTTCAGCTCTGTAAACAGAAGTTTCAACAAATTATATGACTCCTCATTGGTCCCCATCGAGTCCCAAGCATGGCCTATCGTCGACAAGAGCACTCGGGAGAGAGTAATAGTACCATCATCATTATAGGGAATGGACATAAAATGATGCCATGTCTCTTTCCAAGGCACTATCTCTGGACAATATTCTGGCATGAATGATGGACGCTTTATCAGGTAACGCTTCAAGAACACTATTCCCGGTTCTGTGACGCAATCCTCTACGACAGTAGTTAATAGAGGCAATCCTACTCGTATAGAACGAATCTCCATATCCCAATAGTCGTTACAGTACTTCGCAAAACCATACTCATCCATGTACTTCGAAAGGTGAGGGCCAAATCCTATAACATGATCATCTCCATAGACACAAGCTGAGAATTCGTCAAAGACATATGTATCTATGAGGGCGCCTACTGATGGTCGGGTCACACGCGTCCAAATTAGCCAGTAACATATCAAAAAAAGTACTATCCACGAATCTCCATCGCTCGTATTCAAAATACCAGATGGCATCACTCCCTTCATTACGACCCATGTATCTCCATCCAGACGAGTCACTTTTGTTATCAAACAACGAGTCAAGAATTTCAAGCCGACCATGTAGCAACGACGATCTTGAGGAGACATTTGAGAAAAATCTAGGTACATCACACTGGAGGTCAAGTGCAACTGCATCAAGATTGCCTTTATGGTCTTATCCATCTTCGAAAAATCACCATCCCCATAGAGGCCCCCCTCTATATTCATATGCTCATAGAGTTTCTTTGCACCACCCTTGAACCAAGACATCCCTATACGAATCCAATCACC